TGGAAGTGATTGTAGAGGACAGAATAGCATTCGCGTTTATAGGTCAGCACCTTTTGGCGGGTTTCTTCATCCTTGATCCTGTTCTCATCGACCCCGAATAACCATCCGTTGACTAATTCGAGCTTCAAACAGACCGTTTCTTGAACACCTCCAACTGAAGGTATGCCCATGACGGTCATACCTTCCGCCAAAATCGGATCGCGTTTGATGCGTTCCAGTTGTTTATTCCATGCCAATCCCAAACAATCAGCAATCGGTTTGACCGCCACAAACACTCCGTCATCGCGTTCAACGGCGAATAAAGTGTCGTTTCGGAAATTCACAGTGATGATATTTCCCATGTTTATCTCCATAGGTGCGACTTGCATCTATTAAGGTATGGACGCGAATCGCAATGATATCAAGTCGCACTCATTGATTTTTTAAGTGCGAATTGGCATCAACTGCTCATGAATGATTATAAAAAATTCCCAAGTGATCTCGCTGAACGATTTCAGGTTCGCATGCCGCCTGGATTAAGAGATCAAATCCAGGCATCTGCTAAGCGTTATAAGCGCTCTATGAATGCTGAAATTCTCTCTAGATTGTATCTGACGTTTGAATTTGATGAAATAGATAACAGAACAAAGACTGAATTAGGTAGTTATGCTGAGAAAATTGAGAACAGAATTTCAGAAAATCGAAAAGAACTATCAAAATGGGAAGAAAATCTTTCACAGCGTGAAAATGATCTATCGAAAACCGCTAAATCTCTAGAACGCAGAATGAAAGAGATACAAGGCTTGATTGCCGATATTGCAAAAAGAAATAAATAAGAGTTTTCCCCGAAACCGGGGAAAACTTATCTTGTCAGAGAACCCCGCGTTCGATTTTCAGGGTGCAGCCATCAACCGGCGACAGGATGCCCTGGAACGGGATTGTCACCATCACATCGGCATCGCTGCCGCTGATCACTTTCGAGCCATCGGCAAACCGGAGGCGGGGGAGCGTGAACCGGTATTTTTTGCCTGCCGCATTGCCGACGACGAATGACAGCGCCCCGGTGCCATGCGCCAAAACGGCCTTGTACAGGGCATTGGTCTGAAAATAGGCCTCCATGGTGCCGGTGACGGAAAACGCGCCGTAGCCGAATTCCTCGCTGTAGAGCGAACCGACCACCGGGCGGGTGCGCAGCCCGTTGTCGATATCGAGCGACAGGCTCTTGACCAGCGGGGCCGGGAACCCGGTGACGGCGAGTTCCGCGCCATTGGCCGAGGCGGTCGAAACCGGCTCGCCATTGGCGGCGGCATAGGTGGCGCCGGTGATAACATCGTCCTCGACCTCCTCACGCACCGCCATGATTCCGAACGAACCATTGACGGTTTCCCGTGACGAAATACTCAGGGACATTTTGTTGATCATCGAGCCCGGAAAACGATGAAAACTACTGACGCCCCCGCCGAGGTCCAGAGTTTCCTCTATCGTGAACGATTGCCGTTCAGAGCCGTTTTTCAGGGCATCGGACTGCCATGCGCCGAACAAAGCGGCGGACATGAAGTCATCAAAACTGCCATGGGACAGTTCGAACGGGATATCGCCGGCGCAATCGATGCCGAGCAGCGTTATGTCCTTGACATCGCGTAATCCGCTCAATTCCTTGGAAACGCCGGTCGCCTTCGTGGTTCTCAGCCCGGACGATGTGACGCGCAGTTCCTGAAAATCGGGGTTCTCCGGCGTTTCGCCGAAAACGGTCTCTGAAACGAACGCAACGCGCGTTCCCGCGCCTGATGCAAATGCCATGGTAAAAATCCTATCCTATGAGGTCGAACTGGTAGGGGACGACGAACGCAACAACGATGTAATTGCCGCTGGTTCTGCTGCGATCGACAACCGGCGGGCCGGGTGCATCGGTCTGCACGCCGTCGAAGTTCCGGCCTCGAAACAGCGCCGCCAGCTGGTCGGCCAGCACGATGCCGGGAATTTTTCCGTCCTGTTGCGGAACGGAAATCAGAAAACGGATGCCGCCGGTTTCGCGCCAGACATTATTGCCCGGCGCACCGATGGACATCTGCCGCCCGGAGCCGGGCAGGGGATATTCCACCGCCAGAAAGGCCGAACCATCCGGCGGCGGTGTGTCGGGTCGATCACTATCGACGACAGGGCAGGCGTGCCACTCCGCCGCCAGCCGCGCCGCGACTGCGTTGATGACTGCAATGGATGCCATGATTATCTCGTGGTTATGACGATGGCCGGAACGCGTGTTACGGCCTCTCGTTTGTGAGCGGCGCGTGTTTCGGCGCTGGCCAGTTTTCCGCCTCTCCGCCCGCCGAGCGCGACATACGATGATATCGGCGAGCGATAGGAAAAACGGATTTTGCCATAGTTGCCGAACCGACGCGCCGCCAGTGTGGCAATTACCTGATAAACCCCGTCCGGTGCCTGGTCGGAATATCCGTTCTCCAGTTTGCGGGCGTAGGGAACCGTTGACAGAAACACATATTCCTCGGCCTCGGGGACTGCCGCGCCGGGCTCGACCTCGACGCCATCGGCAAAAAAGGCATGCGATGCCCGGTATTCCCCGGTGAGAACCGGGGAGGCGAGCACCAGTTGTTCGCCGATCCAGGCGAACAGGTCGAGCAGCAAATCAAACTCGAACACGATCACGCCATCCGGTTTAACCTGTTCGATCCGCGCCGCCCGCGCGCCGTCAACGATGGTTTCATGGTCGGGTATCCGCCCGATCGCCCGTTTGTTGGTTTCCTGCGCATCGGCCAGTTGATCGCGGGCAAAATCAATCAACGCCTCACGGCGCGCCGCCGGCGAAAGATCATCTTTCAGGATCGCCGCAATATCGAGGTTGATCGGCTCGATTCTGGTGGTGATTTTCATCCGCGCACCGTCAGGTTGTAGCCGATCACGATTCCGGCGATGCGGCGGGTGCTGTCATCGACCGCCTGCACGGTCATGGTGCGACCGTTATCGACGATCTGGTCACCCCGCGCCGGAGCGCCCGGCCAGCCGGTAGATTCCAGCACGGCGGCGGGAATAACCGCCTGCCGGTCGCCCTGGACGATGCCGCCGACCAGTTCGTCTGGTTTAAAATCCCGGACGCGGGCCAGTATCTCGACCGATGGCACGCCGTTGCGTTTCAGGGTGATGAGCCAGCCGTGTTTGCTGATCTGCCGCGCCAGTGCGGCCCGTGCGGATTCCGGCGTCATAGCACCGGCATCCTGTAGCCGGAAACCAGTGCCAGCGCCGCTTTTTCATAGGCGGTGCCGACGACATCGGACACCGCCCAGGTCTGAGTACCGACGCCATCGACTGTTTCAGATCGCAATTGAGGGTCGTCCCGCGACATCGAGCGCTGAAACGCGGCCTTCATGACGATTGCCTGCCGGATCGGCTCCGGGACATCCGTTCCGGCTGGCCCATAACCGCAGGTAAACCGCAGCCGGAGGCAGCTAAACGGGGGTATGCGCCAGCCGTTTGGCAGGATTTTTGCCGGCTCGCCGGGCCATATTTTATAGTTCTGCGGATCTACCACCAAGAATTCGCCGCTGCCATCCTCGCATTCGAGGGAGTCGACTGACAGCAGCGGCGGCAACGGTATGGTGATGGCACCGCCGGGGAATGTCGAGTCCGTGAAATACATCTCCCATTGCTGGGATACCAGCGCACGCCCCAACAATCCGGCAGGCCCGTCCAACGTCTGTTCCGCCGCCGCCAGCATCGGCACCAGCAACGGCGCAACAGCGATATCGAGCCCCAGCCGCCGCGCCGCTTCCTCACCGGCGACGACAGGGACGGCTGGTTTGGTGATCTGGACAAGCGCCGGTTGCATGTCAGGATTCCGCTGTTTTGTTTTTCGGCGGCGCCTCGACCTTGGTTTTCTTGACCCTTTCAATCGCGCCGGATGCAACCAGCGCTTTTGCATCGATATCCGCCATCTGGCGAACATCGCCCGGCTCATAGATCCTCGTGCCGCTGTCGAGCCGCCGCAAAACCCGGTAATCTGATTTTTCCATGGTACTGATCCTAAAAAAGAGAGGATACCCGGCGACAGGATTGCCGCCGGGGAGGGTTTAATCAGGGGCCGGGATCGCGGACGAAATCGCCGTAGATAAAACATTCCGGACGATAAACAGCCAGGGCAAGGCGTTCCTCTGCGAGCAGGGTGATTCTGTTCTTGACAAAATCGTCTTCATTTTCCGTTGCCAGTTCGACGCGGGCCTGCCAGCGATCGAACAGCTGCGCGCCGAGTTTAAACGCACCCGTCAGGAATTTTTTCTCGGCAATCGCCGGCGTCTGCACGACAGGCAGGCTCCACAAAGTGGGGTTAATCGACCCCTGCGGGTTACCGATGATGTAGCGCCCGGTCGTATCTTTCAGGGTCTCGATCCAGGCCCAGTCAATCGGGTTCATGACATGCCCGGTTGCCGGATATTGCGCCAGCACCGCCTGCAGCATGGCGAGGCGCAGCACGTCAATGCTGGTTTGCACCGGCAATGTTAGAGAGGGCGTAAACGGAACAGCCTGCGGAATGATGCCGAGCAGATTCTGCCCGGTGCCATCACCATTTAGCAACTGGCTCTCCTCCTTGTACGCCAGTCCGTACATCAGACGGCCATCGACATAGGATCGCAACTGCGGCGCATCGCTAAGAGCCTGCCGACTGACTTTGATAAAATGAGCGATCACCTTGGCGGATGTGCTCACATCATCGAACGTTACCCCGGATTCCGGCTTTTTAGCCTCCTCGGCGACTGGCGCGGCGGCATTGGTAAAACCGGTTTCCCGCACATATTCGATGGTGTTGCCGCCCATATTGCCGGGGGTGATGAGGTCGCGAACCACCAGACGGCGATCCGGCGGCGCCACAATGCCCGGCAATCTGGTCGGCTCAATCAGCGAGCCGGCAGAGCCGGGCGCGGTTGTGATCGTCGTTTTGACTGTCAGATCAACCCGACCGCGCGGGCTGGTCTGGGCCAGGAACGTTTTGACATTTTCCGCCGAGACAAACTGTTCGCCGAGGCTCTGCGGTGGTTCGTCACTTCTCTTGACGGTAACATTCGCCAGTTGCTGTTTGACCGCGCGCAGTTCCTCGCCGAGTTCGTTCATTTTGGTTAGCGCCGCGTCCGCCTTTTCGGTGGCGGATTGTGACATTTTTACGCCATTTCCGGCCTCGGTCGTGGCTTTTTCCGCGATTTCCCTGACGACATTCACGGCATCGTCGAATTTTTTCTGGACATCGGCGGCGAGCTGTTCGGGTGTTTTTTCGGTAGACATGATATGGGCCTCCAGGCCGTTAGGTTTGGGATTTGTCCGTTATTTCAGCAGAGCCTGTAAAAACGCGGACTGTTCATCCACCGCCTGGCCAGCATCGCGCTGGTTCGTGAGGTGTTTCAGGCCATGCGAGGCGATTGCCTTGGCCTGGTTGCGTGAGAATCCGCCGGCATCGCGCAGGAAATCCTCAAATTCGGAGAGAGACGGCAATTTGCCGGCATCCAGTATGGATTTGACCGTTGTCACACGCGCCTCGATGTTCATCGGCATCGTGACCAGCGAGATTTCGCGGAGGTCGATTTTTTTGAGACGGGTGGCGCGGCGCTTTTCGTCATGTTCCGCCCCGCCGGGCGGTATCCGGTACCCGATCGACATGCCGCCGAGCGCACCGGCTTTCAGTTTGCCATAGGCGCGCTGGGCTGTCTGATCGCCGTCGAGAATCAGCGTTCCCCTGACAAAAAGCCCCTTGGCATCCTCCGAAATATCTTTCCAGACGCCGATAGGTTCACGCTGGTCGTGCTGCCAGAGCATCGGGATATTGCGCCCGTCCCGTTTCGCCGCAACGACGCTCTCGATAAAAGCGCCGGGCTCGACGATGTCGCCGCCGCTGTCGAGATTGCCGAACGTCGATGCATAGCCCTCAAACTCGCCCGCATCGGACAGCGATTTACTTTCCAGCGAGAAATCAAACGTTTTCATCATCGTCCCTGTTCCTGTCCTCGATGGCGTTTCCAGCCTGATCAATCGGCACATTTTGCATCTGCAGGCGCGGAATATCGCCGCCCGGCACCGGCGGCAGGTTTTCCAGCGTCCGTACCTCATTGATGGTCATCACGCCGGCGGCCAGCATCGCGGTGTAAAATTTCGAACGCATGTCGATGTCGCCGCGCAGCAATCCCTCCAGGTTGAACCTGATACGGATGCCCGCCGCACGATCGGCGGGGGTCAGCAACTGCTTTTCCATCGCCTGTTCGTTGCGTTTGAGGCGGCGCCGCAGGGTGAATTTTACAAATCCCTGCAACTGCTGCCCCAGGCCCGTGCCGAACGATGTCACTTTTTCCGTGTGGCCGATCATAAACGGCGGGACGCCGAACATGCGGCAGACCTCCGG